GATTTTGATTTGGCTATCGGAAGTAATTCGGGAGCGGTTTGCTCTCGGTGCAAGCTGTGGGTATTTATCAGAAGTCATATTTTTAAAATCTTTGAACTCTGTGTAAATACTGCTTGATGAGCTTGAAACCCTTGAAAAGCCTGTGTTCGGACTTCGGTTAAGTCCTCTGAACACACTGATACTCGTTGTGTCTCTCCTCGGTATGTTTAATTCGGGTAGCATTATTTCACCGCCTATCCAATGTGAAAGTTATATCGTTTCTTTTGCGGGTGTGTTCGGAACCAAAACACTCCAAAATCCTGCCTCAGCTGATTATATACGCTCATATCAACCGAATATCTCTCGGCCTCTTCGTAATCCCTGTCAATCTGTGCCGCACAATAAACCTCATACATTCTGTCGTATGGAGCAGGGGCAAGCAGTTCAAAGTCACGGTCCGTGTCAATCAGATAGTTTCCGTATGTTCCAACTATGTAATTATCGCCTTCGCGATTACTTATTACATTGCTGATGATTTCCATTTCTACCTCATTAATATAACTTATAATGTCCTCATCGGACACATCATATCCGCTTTTAAGATTCCTCACTCTTTCAATTACCTTGTCAAGTGTCATATAATCACCTCTCTAATATCTGTGTACGCAAAAACGCAAAAAGGCGGAAGCTACCGCCCCCGCCCTTCTGCGAATTTTGTGTAAGGAGTACAATTTATTCCTTGTTATTGAATTAGATTCTGCCCTCGGCAATAGCCTGCTGGGCAATCTCGGCAGCCTTATTTTGCACACCCTGAGCAAATTCAGCCTGCTTAATTGAGTTGTCAATAATCTCCGCAACCTTGCGTGGAATGTTCGTCTTGACACCTCTCGGCACGGTGTACTGCACGCCGTTAATATTGACCTCAATATTCTTGTTTGACTTCATCGAGCCTGTTGGAGCGATGTACTCAACAAGTTCTTCACTTTCCTTGTTTGCCTTTTCAATCATTTTAGCAAGTTCCTTGTCCTGCTTGATTTTTTCCGCCTTGCGGTCGATCGGCATACTCTTCTTGATTTCCTGCAACTCGTCATACATTCCAAGGAGCTTATCAAGCTGAGATTTTTTAATCGTTACAGTATCGGCAGTAGTTTCCGCTGCCGATACTTCTGTCTTTTCTGCCGATACTTCTGTCTTTTCTGCCGATCTCTGCGGCTTTCTTTGTTGTTGCCATAGGTTATACCTCCCAATCACGCTACAGCCGGAGAAGCTGTCTGTGCTACGGTGTTGAGTGTTGAAGCTGTTTCAATTCTCACCATTCTTGTCTGACCGATAATGCCGACACCGTGAGTTGTTTTCCAACCCTGTGTTGCGCGCTGATTAAGAGGATCAGCTGTACCGCCTGAGCCAAAGCCCTTAACGATTGTCTGAGTGCCTTCACCCATAATCTCAACAGTAACATATGCGTCCTTGCCAAACACAAGAGTTGAGTAAACATCAATCTTGCTTGCACCTGCGCCCTTAAACACCTTTGCAAAGTTCGACTGTACAAACTTGACATTACCGATTGTACCGATTTCGCCCTTGAAGATTTTTTCCGCGTGAGCATACTTAACTACGCTGATAAAATCCTTGTTGGTGATAATGTCGTACTTAACGTTCGGGTGTACAAGAGCAACATAGTTTTCACCGATAGGCTCAGCGTTCTGACACTCGAGATAGTTCAGCGCTCTGAAAATTGTGTCAATTGTGAGCTTACTGTTCGCCGTAATAGCCGCGCGGCTTGCAACCTCTGTAACCGCACCGTCAGAGCCTACAGCCGGTGCATAGATAACGCTTGTACCGGCATTAAGAGCCTCACGGTCAATCTCTTCAATTGAGCGTCCTGCCTGTGAAGCAAGCTCCTCACTGTCCTTGGTCATAACATCATCACGGCTGCAAAAACTTGCCCAGTCTGTGATAGGGGTATATGCGCCGTACTGATTCACCGCAATCTCAACGTAGTAGAAGCTCATCTTATTACCGACAGGAGTAATGCCTTCCTGCAACGGTGTTGTAACGGTCGGGTATGGTGAAATACCTCTCTTATTGTAGATGTTGCCCGACTGTTTTGGAATTGTGTCATGCTCACCGAACTGACCGTGAACGCATTTCGCTGTCAGGTTCTTGAGGAACACTTTGTGATAATATGTAGCTTTTTCGGGTGTCCAGTCATTGCCCGAGGTTGATGTTGTGTTGCCGTAAGCATTGTAAACATAGCCGTTTGACTTGTTTACACCGCCTGCGTCAACCGTATTACCGTGGATATTGATAATAAGCTTAATAATCTTGCTTTTCATTGTCGTACCTTCCTTTCGGCAAGGCATTAGAGGTGTGCCTCGCCTCGTCTTACTTTCTCGTAAAAGGCATCAAATTCAGCGTCAGACATATCTTCCACGCTCTTTCTCTGCGTGGTTGTACCGCTTTTCTTGACCGCATTTTCGGTTGGTCGTCTTGCACCACTCTGAATTGACTGTGCCGCCGCACTGATTGCGGCAGAGCTTGAACGCTTTACAAGGTCTTTCTGCAATTCATCAAAATGCGCCATTTTGTACGCAGTAGTCAAATCATAAATTTCATCATTACGACCTGTCTTTTCGTTCTGTTCATTTCTCTGTTGAGCAATAAAGTCAAGAGCTGTTCTGAATGACGAATTTTGAAATTCCTCTTCAAGGTTGAAGTTTGGAAATTCCTTCTGCGTTTCCGCTGCAATTGACCTTAAATGCGTGTCAAGCTCTCTTGCGGCTTTTTCTCTTCGGAGGGTTTCAAGCTCTTCTTCCTGTGCATTTGTTTTCTGCTGCTTGAAAAAGTCGTTGCGTGCCTCTTCTGTCGTTACTCCTGCGGCAAGAGCCTTTTCTGCGAACAAATCCTTATCCTCTGACACGGCTTTGAGAAGACCGTCAAGGTCATCGGGCTGTACATTGTATTTGTTTGCAATAAGAGCGAAAATCTGATTGCCGGTATTTTCTTTTTTCTGCATATCTGAAATCTGCTTGTTTTTGGTTGACATTCTGTCCTTAAACAAAGACTGCGCTCTGTTCTGATACACATTTTTGAATTTACCTTTAATCAGCTTTTCAAACTCTTCTTCTAAGTTTTCTTCGTCGTCTGTGTCTGTGCTGTTGTTTTCGCCTTCTGCGTTATTATTCTGATTCTGATTGCCGTTGCCGAAAGCCTTATTGTAATCGTCGATAAGGTCGTCACCTATGCCGATTCTCTCAGCTCTCTCTCTTGTTTCGCGGCTTATGTTGTTTTCGGTGCTTGTGGCATCACCGCTCTCATCGTTTCCGTCTCCGCCGTCAGCTGCGCCTGCTGAGTCGCCGTCATGCAGATTTACGATAAGATCTATAAATTTGTCGTTCATAAGAACCTCATTTCTCGCGTCTATCCGCGGTGTCTCTCTCGTCTTTCCGAGGTGTCAGGTCTTAATGCAGTCCCACTACTGCGACCTTATATTTTAATTATATCAACCTTAATTTTTCAAAAAAAGTTAAAACTCTTGTTGATTTTAAACTTTATTTCGGGTTGCCGTCATCAAAGTTTAAATCTATTTCATCAGGATAATTCTCGGCATAAAGTTCAAATCCCGTCCATAGTGCTTTAATGCCGTGTCGGACTTCGGCATCTGAACTGACAATATAAAACTCTGATTCCGTGTGACCGTTTCCATAGATTTCATTGACTATCGTCACATTGTTTTCGTCCTGCATTTCACGCACGTATTGCAAAAATGTAGAACATAAAGCACTCACGGCAACACACACATCATGTGAGCCGTGTCCTTTGCTTTCAAAATATATCAGATTTCCGCTGTCAATCAATGTTACTTCAATCACATTGTTGCCTCGCTTTCTGGCTGTGGCGGTGTCTGCTGTGCGGTCTGTGCATTTTCGCTCGGCATAGCATTCTGCACATCTGCCGCTGTTCTGCTTGCGTTCATTGCCTCAAGCATCTGCACCTTGTTTGAAAGTTTCTGCACAGCCTGTGATAAGGTCTGATTCTGCTTGATTTTCTCAATCAGTTTTTCTTTGCCCTCAAATGTCATGCCGTCAAGCATTACGAGTGTGGCATCAGCCGCCTGCGGATTGAACGCGCCCATCTGGAACAGATTCATCATCATTTCATTTTGTGCCGCTGTTGCAAACGGGCTAGCCTTTTGCGCCTTCACGTCAATATCGAAAATCGGCAGTCGTTCAAGTATGTTGCCGTCCTCGTCGGTATAGTTTACCGTCTGACCGTCTGTGTCTGTATATGTCAACGGCTGTTTTCTGAGGTCTGTATTGTCAAACTCCTCATATGTAGTCTGATTGTTTTCACCCGTGATTCTGAAAATTCTCGGCAAGTTATAGAACTGCCTCATCAGTTCAATTTCAAGCTGTGCAAGCTCCGTCATTGCTTCCTGTGCCAGCTTGTTTGAGTCACGGCTTACCTTTCCGCCTGCTTCCTGCAATGCCGCAATTGCCGAACCGCTTGTAACACCTGCCGCACTTGCTCCGTTGCTTGCGTCATTCGTAGCAGAGGTTTCTTTGATTTCATTCGACAATCTGTCGTACAAGCTCCATGCTCCTGAGGCAAGCTCCTTTGATTCGACGGGAGCAATGTTACCCTGCAACTGTCCGTTGACCTCAATTACCGTTTTGTCAAGGTCGGTCATATCATCATTGTTCACTCCGACAGCTGTATTTGAGTAAATTCTCGGCTGTGAATTGACTTTGATATTCACAAGCATATCGTGTTTAAGTTCATCAAGCTGATTTTGCGGTGCTCTGACTACATCCATAAATCCGAAGCCCACGGGAGTATCCCGCAGTCTGAACATCGGTTCAAGTACAAACGGATATTTTCCGTGGTCATAAATCGGCTTACCCTCATTTTCAGATGAGTAGAGAATGTGGTCACCGACGAATTTACACAAATGCAGTTCGCCGTTTTTCTTGTAGTACCAGTCAATCAAGATGACTTTATCATTGGACTTATTGCTGTTGTCGTAGGTTTCGTGTTCCACAAGTCCGAGAGAGGCAGTCGAAACGCTTTCAAGTTCAGGATATACCTTTCTGATTCCTTCCTCGTCATAATAGCGAGCAAAGAATACATTGGCGCTGTCCTGTATGTTTTCAATATGAGGCTCCCAAAAGAGATTGAGAATGTCAACACGGCTGATAGCAATATCACCCAGTCCGTTTTCTGCGGTCTTGTCCCACAATACTGCGTAACAACCGCAACCGCCGACAAACTTGTCAAGCTGTTCGTCTGAGTATGTTCTTATGAATCCGTTTCGTTTATGTATGCACGGAATAACGCTGTTGAGTGTTTTAGCCGCCTGTTCGTCGTCTTGTGCTCTCGGCAAACATATAATTTCGGGGTAGTTATCCATAGCGTCAGCGTGCTTGTTCATAATTACATTGAGTGCCTGTGCGCCTTTGCGGTGCGGTACAAGCACCTTTCGAGGCCTACCGTTATCGTCAGTTTTAATCTGCGGTGCAGTCGCCTCTGTGTAAAGCAGATTATATTCTCTGAAAGCCTGCTTAAATCTTTCATCATACGGCTTTTTGCTGTTCTGATATTTGCGGAAGGTCTGCATAGCCTCGTGTATTTCGTCAAGTCCAATCGGCTTGCCGCTGCTCTCGTTCTCTTTTTCTGCCTGTTCGGCTGATTTCGGCTCTTCATCAGTCTTATCGCTCGTACCGTAAACATTGCTCAACTTTGATTTGTCAGAAGTCAGAGCTGGATATGTGCTTTTAACCGGCATAATCATTCCGTTTTCATCTCGTTTAACTTTGCTCATTTTGGTAATCTCCTATCTGTTGTAATATCGTGTCTGACTTAAATTCAGCGGATCAAATGCCCTTGCATTTCTCAGTACAACTTCTTTTGGTGTAATTATCGAGGTCATAAAGCCGTATCGCTGTTCGTCATAAATATGATCTTCACCCTCAGTGTCAATATCTTCGGTGTCAATCTGTGAATACACAAGGTTCGGAATTGTTCTGATGAAGTTAGTGCAAGTGTTGAAACACTGAAACATCGGATAGCCTTCCTCATCGAATGCAAGCCGTGAATGAAACTGCATTTTTCCGGAAATTCTCGCATTGTCACCCTTGTTCCAAAACACACCCAACTGTGCATGCGTTGCGGCTTGACTTTTTCCGCTGCCCTGTTCTGCAAAGATAGCCGGATCCGCCACACCGTATATCTGTCTGCCCTTAATTTGAGGGTCATTATTTTCAATTGCAAGAATTTCCTGTGCCACTTTTTCGATTGGCCAGCGTACACCTGTGTTCGGCTGATTTTTCTTGCAGCCGTACAGCTCCCTTATGCGGTAAAATCTGCCGTCTTGGTCAACGGCAGTCCACCCGACTGAAAACGGTCTTGTATATCCCCAGTCATACGAGCGTATTATTCGCCAACTTTGCGGAATTTTGAACGGCTCAATAACATGAGTCCACCGTCTGTCCTTGTAATGCTCTCGGTTATCTATCCATTCGGTAAAAACCTGTCCTTCAAAACTATCCCACGAGCCATAGAGTAAGGCATTACGCTCCGCTTCGGGCAATTGTGCCAGTCGCTTGACATAATCGGGGTCATTGTTCATTAAGGCATTGTTGTCAAAAACGCTTGCCGTAATAAAGACTTTACTGCTCCAATAATTTTTGGTCGTGCCGTCAGGCATAATTACTTTGTCGCTGAGCCATAT